GTCCAAACCGTTCTGACGCAGCATCTTCGCCAGTTCCCCGATCAGGCAGGTGCCGTCCGACGCGGCAACGGCGTCCGCGAACCGCGCTTTCGGCTCCAGTTCCCTGATCTGCGAGTCCTTGGCTTGAAGCTGCTGGTTCTTGCGTTCGATGGTCTTCTGCGCGACGAGCACGGCCCTGGCCATGATGTCCTCATCCGAATCCGACTCGGACGTCGGGATGTAGCCGCCGGTCTTGCGAATCTGGGGCAGCACCTCGTGCGTCACCCAACGCTTAAACTCGTGAGCTTCAGGCTTGCGGGAGCCAAGCACGAGGCTGTAGAGACCGGCTTCGGTGACGATGTTGGTCTCTCCTTGACGCCCTAAGTTGGACTTAGACCGTTCGTCATCATCGAGACGATCAAGCGCCATGCTCACGTTTGAGTGGCCGAGGATGTCGCATACGTCCTTGGCAATGAACCATGGTTCGCCATTCTCGTCGGTCAGAGTGCGCAGCGCCGCGCCATTGAAGTCGAATCGTTGTATTTCAGTGCTCATTGCGTTTCCCTTTGCTTGTTGCAAGTTGTGGGCCCCGTCCTGACGAGTGGATGGGGCTGAGTGGCTGGCATCGGAGTCGGACCGATGCCGTCCTTGGAATCCATGGACGGGCGAACCGTCGCCAAGCCAATGCGCCGACATGGTGAACGCGGATGCCCGCGAAACGTCCCTAATTTGGTTTGTTTCGTTGGACTGTCGGCTGGCGGGAAGTCCTAGTCGCGTGGGGCGAACCGTATGGTCAGCCATAGGCCGGTCAGCAGGTAGATGATGCCGGCGAGGATGGTGGCGGTCTGCGAGTCCGCCGTCCGCCACGTGACCAGCAGGGTCGCCGACACGGTGAAGGCGATGATGGCGATCAGGGTCTTGATGCGGCGGAGCGTGTAGTTCGGTTTCGTGTTGCTAAAATCAGATTCTTCGGTCATTGCGTCTCCTTCATGAAAACAATCCAATGTGTTCCGGTGCGGTTCGGCTGTTTGTTGCCGAAAAGCGGCTTGCACGTGGCGAGCTTGAGAATCTGAGAGACGGGTATCTGGGTCTCATTCCATTTGAAGATCAACACGCCATGCTCTTTCAGGACGCGGAAACACTCGCCGAACATGGTCTTGATGTCTGTTTGCCATGTCTCTTGATCGAGGCATCCGTATTTCTGCGCCATGTAGCTCTTCTCTCCCGCATTGCGCAAGTGCGGTGGGTCGAGCACGACCATGCGGAACGTCTCGTCAGGGAACGGCAGATCGCGGTAGTCCATCAGCATGTCCGGCTTGACATCGAATCTGCGTCCGTCACATAGTTCCCAACTTTCGTCGCGCACGTCACCGAAGAGCACACGGCTGTCTGACTTGTCGAACCAGAACATTCGCCCGCCGCAAGCAGGGTCAAGAACTGGCTGATATGCGTTCATTTGTCTGCCTCCAGTTCCTTTCATCTGGTGGCTCCTATGGCGTCTTGGAGGTGGTATGCGAATGTTTCCGCCTGCGATGGTTTGAGTGTGGCGAGCGTGGTGTGGCCGGTGGCGTTGAGTTGCATGAGTTCGGTTCCTCCGTCCGGTGTGAGTCGCAGGGCGTATGGGGTGTCGCCGTAGGGGATGACGATCGGTGGTTTTGGCGGGTCGAGTAGTTGGCTGGTCATTTATGCGCTTCCTTGACGATCGTGTTGAGGGTTTGGTGGTATGCCTTCGTGTTTCAGTCGTGCCGGTTGGCGAGGGCTGTTCTGAGCAGGGTCGCGATGGTTCCGTCGGCGTGCTTCTGCTGTACTGTTGTTCTCATTGGTCGTCCCTTTGTCGTGGAAGCTGGTGGGTTATGGATTCGTCCGTCGTGGCCACATGGGCCGGTGTCGTGGTCGCGATTATCGCTGCCATTGCGTCTGCAATCCTTACTGGAGTGACCATCTGGTGGCCTTGGCATACTCGCGGAAGAGTCGCTATCAATCCGCGAGAAGGCGTTCTTCGACATGCCGATAAACGACTTGTGCCTTTGATCGCGATATGCGGGTTTAGACGTCCCACATTGTTCGTTGACTGGCGGAACAATGGAGACGGAACCGCGCACGCGGTCAAACTGTCGAGTGACGATTCCTGCGAAGTCCTCATGATGCTCGAAGGCCCGCAATACGAGAGGGGATTCGAGGTAGTGGAAGACGTGGCCCTGCTAAAACCCGGAGAGGCTTTTGTGGCGATCATTCTTCCGACCTCCGAAACTGCTCGGGAATCCGTGCGTGTAACCCTGGAATATCTAGAGGAACCCACCCGTTTGGAGAAGTCCCACGTATCCAGACGCATCCTCCTGCCATATCGATTGCCAGCACGGCGTCTTCTGGACATCCGGGAAAAACGCGCTGTCTGGGAATATATGAGGAAGTGGAGCGACGACCTCGGATACGGTTCCACAGACGTTGAAGTGCGTTATTTCGTGGACGAGGTTCTCCTGGAACACTCGGAGTTGGCAGATCCAACACTCGACGAAAATCCTCAACAGGACTGACAACCATGCACCTGTTGGCTCGGTAGAACAGAATTGTCACCACAATCACCTCTGGTTCGCGGCGATGATGCCGGTTTCGTCCGTGAGGAGTTCTAGCGGTTCGGAGACGTGAGAGTCGACTCCGACCGGGGACCGGTCGGAGGGTTCCCTGCCGATGGTGTCGAGGATGAGGTCCGCGAGGTCGTAGAGGTCGATGATGATTTCACCGGTGATGACGGGGCAGTGCGGCTCGTATTCGTCTATGGTGATGTCGTCCCATCGTTCGCAGTTGAGTGGTCGGATGGCGTCGCCGTGGTCTTTCGTTTCGTCGATGATGGCGTTGACGATGGCCCGTCGCGTCTCGTAGTCGGTGCGGTTTGTCATTGTGGTTCCTTTTTGGTGTTCAGACGTGGAATTTGGTGATACTGTCTATCGGCTGCAGGAGCAGCATCATCAGCTGGTAGAGGCTCATGCCGAGCATCGTCGCCGTCTTTTCGAGTTGATCGGTATCGAATGCTCCCTTGCCTCGCAGTCGTTCGCTGACGGTTTTCTCGCTCATGCCGAGTTCCTTGGCGAGCGCGGCCTGTGTCTTGCGATGCCGTGCGAGCTCGCCTCTGAGATTCCTTGCGATGGTTTCCGTCTCACTCATCTGTCTTGCCACTCCTTTCTTTGTTCATTGCCTTGCGGTAATTCTTAAATTACCGACTTCGGTAATAATATGATTACCAAAGTCGGTAATCTTTACATTTTCTACCCATATTCGTAATATGGACATATGGCATACAAAGCAAAAAATGAAGTCACCGAAGACAGCCGTAGAATCATCAACGTTTGCAGGAATCTGCTCTCAGACAGCGGCATGAGTATCAAAGAGTTCCTGTACTCCAGCGGATTAGGGAACAACTATTGGTATATGCGCATGCGCTATGAGGCGCCGTTGAATACGTCAGACGTGGAGCACATCGCCTCCACATTCGGGCTCACCAGCCTCGACATCTACACGCGAGCACTCGGCAGCGACACCGACCGCGCCTATGAGGCCCGCGAGCGCGAGTCTCAGATCACCGATGATCTCATCGACCGTATCGCCGCGCATCCGGAGGACTATGACGTGGCCGCCAACAGGGATCCGAACGCGCGCCTCGAAGCCGAGACGCCCGACGAGTGAGAGGAGTGAATAATGGGTTTCAGGGTCAATCGCAGGATCAGCCTGGGCAAGAACGTCCGGGTGAATATCGGTAAAAGAGGCGTCAGCACGTCTGTGAAGATGGGGCCGGTCACGTTCAATTCGAGTGGACGCAAGACCATACGTGTGGCGAAGGGCGTCTCATATACCATCAATCCGAAGACGAAAAGAAGCACCTCCACGCAGCGGAGGTCGACCACCGGAGGCAAGCAACATGCGAGCTATGATCCCCCATCGGCAAGCAGCATGCCACGTCAGCCCCGTCCAAAGACCCTGAAGCAGCTCGAATTCCAGTACAAGGCATACAGCGCCCTTCTCTGGGTGATGTACGCGCTGACCGCGTTCACCATTCTCATGTGCTTCTTCGGACCAGTCATGCTCGTCTTCGCCGTCCCATGCACGCTGATGTCAATAGGCTTCACCAGGCTCAAGGCGACGCTCAGGAAACAGCTAGAAGAGAGAAGATCCGACGACGCGTCGCCGGTTGCCGCAGATGCTGATGGGATCACGACAGACGAGTCGAGTTCCAAGAATACGGCGAACGAGAGGAGCATCTGACATGTTGAGAAAGAATAGGAAACCGAGGTTCGCTCTTTCGCAGGAGCTGGCCGCGTAGGAAATGGGGACAGTGAGAGCAATCGGCATCGAATGCCTGCATGCACAGGCCGGAGAGATGGGGCTGGCCGTCGAATCGACGGACCTCCCACGCGACATATGCGGCCTGTACGACGACCGGCACGGGCTCATCCTGCTGGCCGACTGGCTCAACCAGCGCCAACGCCGCTGCACATTGTGCCACGAGCTCATACACGCCAGACACCACGACCCCGGCTGCGGTACACGATACGGAATCAAATGCGAGCGCCGTTGCCGCAGGGAGACCGCGCTGACATTGATCAGTCCCGTGGACTATGGAATGGTGGAGCAGGTGTACGAGGGCAATACGTGGATGATGGCCGTGGAGCTGGAGGTGACCCAGCAGGTCCTCGGAGACTTCCGGCAAGTCATGGCCGAGCGTGTCAGCATCATCTGAAACATAGAATCAATGGAAAGC